AGGCTAAGTGGAATCAAATTAAGACAGAAGTTAAAATTAAAAAAATTGAAGAACAACTCGCTGCTCCTGAAAACTTAGATTATTGGGCAGAAGTTGATCTTAATATTAAGCTTGCTGAGCATAGAGAAAAACTTGCTGAAGGAATGAGCTATGTTGAAGGAGCTATGAAAGATATCTTAGCTTTAAATGAGCTATTTGAACAATTAAAAAGAAAAACTGATACATTTAATGAACTAGATATTGAAAAAGAAGAATCTAAGGTTCATATTAAACGTAGTATTGTTCAGTGTATTAGAGATGTTCGTCAATCTGGATTTATTTCCAAAGGGGAGCAAGAATACTTAGAGCAAATAGGTGTTAATCCCTCTAAAATGATGATGAAAATCAAAGAGTATGTACAACAAGAAGCTAGACAAGAATCTTGGGATGTTGCTATTTTGCACGAATTTGTAGAAAAAGCAGCTAGTGAATTAATAGATAATTTTAAAGTTGATCAGGTTAGAATGACTTTAATGGGATTTGATTCTAATCCAGTAGAAGATATTATTTATCAAAAAGATATTATTCCTACAAGAGAATAAGTTTAGCTCGTAAATGCGAGAATTTATATGGCAACAAACAATTTTAAACTTATAGCCTCATCGACTATAAGCGGTACTAATGATTCTTTAATAAATACTGCAGCAGCAGCAACTACGTTAGTTATACATTCCGTATATTTAACTAATGTAGGAGCTGCTGCTTCTTATGCAAACGTAAAAGTAGAAGATTCTAGTGAAGCAGTGACTACTCATATAGCCTATAATACAGAAATTCCTTCAGGAGAAACTCTCATACTAGATAAGCCTTTAAATTTAGAAGCAGGCGATAAACTTTATGTTAGAGGTAATAACTTACAAGTTACTGTGAGTGCTTTGGAGATTAGTTAATGTATCTTAATCGTTTAGTCAATAGCATAACTGTAATACCTGAAATAGATAATTTATCTGATAATGTAAACCGTCTATATAATATAGGTGGTACTCTTTATTTTAACGGTTCTGAAATTGGTACTGGTGCTGGTGCTGCTGCTAATGATTGGGTAAATGCTAATGACTATGCTACTTATGACACTGTTACTGCTAACATTTTTAATACGTGGAAAACTGTTAATACCTCTATTGATGTAGTACAAAGTAATTTAAGTAGTGAAGTAAGTACTTTAACTGCTAATGACTATAATAGTTACACTACGCTAAAGTCTCTTATAGATACTATACAAGATAATGTCGGATCTAGTATATCTTCTGATAGTATATTACCAAATAGTGATAATACTGGCTATGTAGGCAATGTTTCTTTAGCATGGGGAGAAGGTTGGTTTTACGATCTACATGTCTCTAATCATGCTACTATAGCTAGTCAACTCACCGTTGAAGGTAATTTGATAGTTACAGGTAATGTAGTAACTGTAAATGCTACTGAATTATCTATTGAAGATAATATGATTTATCTAAATGCTAATAGCACGATAACTAATCCAGATTTAGGATTTGCTGGAAATTATAATGATGGTAGTTATGCTCATGCTGGTTTTTTTAGGGATGCCACAGATGGATATTGGAAAGTGTTCGAGGGGTATACCCCCGAACCAGATGCTTCTCCTTATATAAATACAGCACATGAAAGTTTTACCCTATCGGTATTTCAAGCAAGAGAATTTAGAGGTAATTTAGTAGCCTCTATTGCTAGTGTGAATTCCGTAAATATTTTAGCTAACGACTATAATACTTATACTACTTTAGCGTCTAATGATGGGGCAACATTATTAACTGCTCGTTCTAATGACTATAATACCTATACCACTTTATCTTCTAATGACGGGGCAACACTATTAACTGCTCGTTCTAATGACTATGGTACTTATGTTACTCTAACTGCTAATGATTTTAGTACTTACTCTACTCTAAATAGTAGAATCAATTTAGTACAATCTAACTTAGATTCTTTTTCAGGAGGAGGCGTTTGGACAGAAGATACCGGTCGTGCTTATTACGTAGGTAAAGTAGTAGTTAATTCATCTTCTGCCCAAACAGAACAATTTTATGTTAACGGTAATGCAAAAGTATCAAGCGATTTTGAAGTTGGTGGGACTTTAACAGAGTCATCATCCGTAACTTTAAAAGAAAATATAATACCTTTAGAAGAACAATTAAATAAAATTTTAATGCTACGACCTGTAGAGTACGACAAAATAGGAACTAAGAGTCATGAATATGGATTAATTGCTGAAGAAGTAGCTAATGTAATACCTCAAGTTGTTAGTGAAGGTAGTACTTCTATTCAATATACTAGACTTATTCCTCTTCTTATTAAAGCAATTCAGGAATTAACAGATAGAATCAATATACTAGAAAGTAAATAATGTCTTATTTTAAAGTACCCGTAGATAAGTTAGCATCTCGCCTTCCTGCTAAATTTGGATTTACAGAGTTTAATCCTAGTCAAATAGCAATGTTAGAAGGATTAGAAGATCATAGATTTTGGGTACATATATCAGCTCGCCGTACAGGTAAATCTAGTGCTGCTTCTGTGTTAGCATTAGCAAAGCTGCTAGAGCCTAATCAACAAGTTGTAGTTGTAGCCCCTAATTATAACCTTTCTTCAATTATTTGGGACTATACTACAGAACTCATTCAGGCTTTTGGTATTGAAACTAAACGTCTTAACTTAAAAGATCGTGTTGTTCGTCTTGTTAATGATAGTACTTTTAGACTTTTATCAGCCAATAACAGAGAAAGCTTAGTTGGACGTGCAGCTCATCTACTAATCGTAGACGAAGCTGCTATTATTCCTGATGATGAGTATTTTACTAGAGACTTAAGACCAGCACTTTCTACATATGAAGGTTCTAGAGCACTTTTTATTTCAACTCCTCGTGGTAAACAAAATTATCTTTATAACTATTATACTCGTGGGGCAGATGAAAATTATCCTGATTGGGGTTCAGGTCTTTATCCGTGGCATGTCAATCCTGCACTAAAAGAAGCTGATATTGAAGAAGCAAAACGTACTTTACCTCCTACTATTTTTCAACAAGAATATTATTGCGATTGGGTAAGTTTCGAAGGTCAAATATATAAAGTAGATGATACAGTTCATCTAATAGATACTAAAAAATATATTGAACCGGGAGATGACCGTTATACTTTTATAGGAGGCCTTGATATGGGCTTTAGAGATGACACTGCTTTTGTTGTCGTCGCAACAGACGGTACTAACTTTTTTGTGGTAGATGAGTATGTAGCAGCAGAAGGCACTACTTCTTCTCACGCAGAAATTATAAAAGAAATGACGGAACATTGGGACATAGAAAATATTTACATAGATTCTGCTGCAGCACAAACAAAAGCTGATTTAGCCTATGATTACGATATATTTTGTGAAAACGCTGTAAAGTCTGTTAATGACGGAATAAGTTTTCTACAAGTACTCATAGAAAATGAGAACTTATTATTTGATATTGAAAATTCAGAACGCACCTACGCTAGTGTGAGCGGATACCGATGGAATACTAAAGGTGAAAAAGCTAAACCATTACACGATTGGACATCTCACTGTTGTGATGCTTTACGCTACGCTATTTATTCCTATACGAAAGCATCTGCCGTAGGAATATATGCTTAAAACTAAATAAGTATATAAAAAAGAAAAGATAGAAAATAAATTTTTGACTGCAACCAAAAATAGATTTATAATTGAGAAAATGTCAGATTTAAAAAGACTGCCGGTAAAATATGTACGTGACTTTATTAAAAAAGATTATGTCTATGATACCAAGTGTTATATCTGCGGTTCAGAGAACTTATTAGAGCTGCATCATTTGTATAGCATCTCAGAACTTTGGAACGAATGGTTAGATAAGTATAAAATTAACTCAGATAAGTTAACAATAGATACTGTTACTGCATTACGAGTTACTTTTTACGAAGAGCATAAACACTTATTAGGTCCTAGCAACTTGTATACTTTATGCAAAATGCATCACTTAAGGTTACATAGTATTTATGGGGCACGTTATTCTAATTGGAGATCTGAAAAAGTCAAAGCTTGGTTAGAGAGTCAAAAAGACAAATTTGGAGAATAGAATGGCAGGTCCTATTAGTTGGATAAGAGAAAAATTAAATCCTATTCAGCCTTACCTACAAAGTCAAGAGCCTTTAATACAACCAGAAAGTAACGTTGATTTTAGAGCAGCCTATGACCAAGTAGAAATTATTCATCGTTGTGTAGAGATGATAATTAATGCTGTAGCAGGAATACCTTTTGCAGTTGAGCCAGGCCCTCAAGGAGGTCCAGTTAAGAAGCTTTCTAAGTTACTTAATACTAGACCAAACCCATTTGAAGATAGAACAAGATTTTTTAGACGTGCAGCTTTAGATTTTATTTTAGATGGTAATGTATTTTTCTATTATGACGGAGTAGACTTATATCTTCTACCTGCTAACGATGTAGAAATCGAAACTGATGCTAAACGTTTTGTTAAAGGTTATACTTATCTAATTGGTGGAGCAGGTTCAAGCTACGATTCAGGTTTTGAACCTTTTATTGGTTCTAGCTCTGGTAGAAATAGATCTCCTTCTGGAGGCATTAAAGAGTCAACTAAAATATATTTTGATGCATCAGAAGTAATTCATGTTAAAGATGATAGTGACGAAAGTATATTTAGAGGTAGAAGCAGGCTTCGTAGCTTAACAGACTTAATAAACCTTTATTATGCACTACTCAAGTTTCAACGTCAGTTTTTTAAAAATAATGCTATTCCAGGTGTTGTGTTAACGACTGAAACAGTCTTAAGTGCAAAAGTAAAAGATAGACTTCTACAAAGTTGGAGAAATTCTTATACTACTATTTTTGATGGTGCAAGAAATCCTGCTATTTTAGATGGTGGTTTAAAGATTGATAAGTTTAGTGATGTTAATTTCCAAAACTTAGACTTTGAAAATAGTGTAGAGCGTTTACAACAAGATATGGCAAAAGCTCTTGGCGTTCCATATACGTTACTAAAAAGTGGTAACAATGCGAATATATCCTCTAATCAGGTACTATTCTATGAGCATACAATTATCCCTATTGTTTTACAATTTACAAGCGCTTTTGAGCATTTCTTTAATTCGGCACGAGTAAGACCTGAACTAATATATGTCCCAGCCTTACAACCAGACTTAAAATCTCAGGCTCAATACTATTCTTCTTTAGTTAACGCAGGTATCATTACTCCTGATGAAGCTAGAGTTAAACTAAACTTCCCTGCCTTAGGGCAAGATGTTACCTCAAAAATTCGCGTACCTCAAAATATAGCTGGTAGTGCTGTAAATCCAGAGTTGGGTGGGAGACCTACTAAAACTGATAGCAATGAGGAAACGCCACAAACGGAGTTAAATAATGACTGATAAAAAATTTTATATCCATAGTGATAATATTGAAATAAAAGCATCAGAATCTAAAAAATCTTTTAAGATTGCTGGATATGCAAATACAGCATCTAAAGATAGAACAGGAGATGTTGTTACCCCTGAAGCGTGGGCTAAGGGGATTGAGAATTACAGAAAAAATCCAGTACTTCTTTATCAACATGATCACTCTAAGCCAATCGGTAAAGCTGATGCTATTAGAGTAGATAAAAAAGGAATCTTTGTTGAAGGCTCTGTATCTGATGCAGCAGAAAAACTTCATGGTGTTCAAACACTAATTAAAGACGGAGCACTAAAAAGTTTTAGTGTAGGGTTCAGAGTAAAAGATGCAGACTATGATAGAAATTCAGACACTTTCTATATTAAAGATCTAGAACTTTTAGAAATTAGCGTAGTAAGTGTTCCTGCTAATCAAGAATCTCTATTCAGCATCAAAAAAAGCTTTGAAAACGATGAAAGCTATGAAGAATTCAAAAAACAATTCATTGCAGAAGACGCTACTAAAGAAGATATTATTGAACTTTCAATAGAAGATACTCAATTAGATAATACAGAGACTACTATCGAGTCTAATGTTATCGATTTAAGCGATGCTGAAACCATTACTATAGATGTAAAGTCTGTAACAACAGAGAAAGAAGTAGAAGAGGATTTAGAAATTGACGATGATCCAACTAAGCCTATTCCTTTCTATAATATGTTAAGCGCAGAGACATCAGAGCTTCAGAATGGCACTTTTGTACGTCTTAAGGGCAATCGTTATAAAATTAAAAAAATTGCGACAGCCGAATCCCCATATTTCATATTTAAAGAGGTTGACATTAATGGGGTTTCGAGCGATAATGTTATCAAGATTAAAGCTGAAACTTTATCAGTAATTAATTCTTGGGACTTGAATACTAAATTTGATATTTCTTTAATCGAGCATGATGAAACTAAATCTTTAACTGATAAAGATAGAAAAGAAATAAAAGAAACTTTTAATAATCTTGTAAAAGCTTCTGAATTAGATTTATTTACTTTAAAGAATAAGACTACTCAAGGTGCGCAACAGCAAACTCTGAATAGCCTAATGAACTTAAAGAGCATGAATTCAGATTCTTGGAGTGATACTCATTACTCTCTTGCACAAAGATTTGTTAAAACTATTAACGCACTTATCGACCTTCCAGAAGAAGAAGATAGAAATTTTGCATTAAAAATAAACGGTTATATGACCGAAAATAAGGAGAATAAAGAGATGGCAGAACAGGACATTGGTGATACCATCACTGTTAACACAGGTGCTACAGCTCCAGCAGTTGAGGAGAAAAAAGTTTCTACTCACGTTTCTGAGCCAAGAGTAGCAGAACTAGTCGAAAAGACTGGTCATAAAATCATGGAGCAGTCTGAAGAAAAAATCAAGGCTGGTAATGAAGACCATGAAAATTCTCGTCTAGCAGAAGAGCTAGCCGAATTAAGAGGGCAAATGAAAGCTTATCGTGAGCAAATTGATGCATTCACAACAAGCAAAATGCACTATCAAGAGAATACTCGTAGACAATCTCAGTTCTCTCAAAAGGACTTGTCTAATGCTTATTTCCTTGCTAAAGCCCTACGCAAAGCTCCAATCGACACTAAGTACGGTTATCGTATGAAAGATGTCGTAGCTGGTGGTAGCGTTGAAGCGTTTGAAAACGCATTCAGCACTAACGTATACGAAGAAATGAGACAGCAATTAGTTGTTGCACCTCTATTCAATCGTATCGCTGTAAATGCAAAAGCATTCTCAGTTCCAGTTGCAAGTGAGGATACTGATGATGCAATTGCTCAGTTCCAGAGTGGTACTTATACAACCGATACAAACAACTACGTGCCAACTTCTAATCAGCACGTTCTAAAGTCTGTTGAACTAACTCCACACAAGTTCATGGTTAAGACTCACATTGCTAAGGACGAAGAAGAAGATACTATTCTTCCACTAGTAGACTTCCTACGTTCTGCAGCAACTCGCCGTCTAGCACGTTTCACTGATAAAGTACTTCTACGTGGTACTGGTGCTCTAACTGGCTTCGATGCTACTGAGTCCCTATCATCTGGTTCTACATCTGGTATCGGTGGTGTTGCATCACCTATCAAAGGTGTTGTTAACCATGCAGGCGCTGTTGCAGCTCTAAACGTATGGCGTGGTGTTGGGTTAACTGGCACTGACGCAAACATTGCTAAAGCAAACGCAGCTACTGTTGCCAGCGCTCGTGCAGCAATGGGTAAGTACGGTCTATCTCTAGGAGAAAACCTAGTACTTCTAACATCTGTAGAAGGTTACAACTCATTTGTGACTGAGTCCGATTTCCAAACT